CCTACACCGACACAATCCCTGACGATAAGATCGTAACGTCCGTTTGTCACCCCACTAAGGCTCACTCCGTCTCCTGTGGCGTTCGCGACAACCCCACCGTGAATCTGGAGGCCGTCAATATTCTTTGCAGTTATTCCATTGACACATCCAGTTGCATCAATATTAACACCACTAACGGTAACGTTTTTGCACTGTCCAGACGGGTTAGAGGTTAAGCGCAGATACCCCTTGCGGATAATAATGTTATGTATGTTTATGTAATGTGATTCAGTGGATGCAGATGGGTCAATGATAAATCCAACTTGTGCGACATATCCAGCACCACCAGTCATCAATGCGCCACCCCATGATAAGTGAGAAGAAGTTTCGGTTGTGACTATGGCATTACCAGATACACCACTCGAAGCCTGCGCTGCTGTAATGGTGAATGCGTGCGAAGCTAGCGCCCCAGCGGTGACACTTGGGTGGGCAGCGGTTCCAGTGAAGTAGTTGGTTCCTGCAACGCCACTCAGGTTAATAGCTTTGATAAGGTTGTTCATGTTCGTGTCCGCATCAGCACCAATCTGCACGTCGTATGCCTGGGCCATGGTGCTCTTGAAGCGGTAGACAGTCGAGCCAATCGTTACAGTGGCACCGTCAGCAACATTGGTGTTGTCCGACGTCAATGTTGCAGTCGCGGCCGTGAGAGTTCCTTGACCCTCAACAGTAAGTGAAGACATCATCGACTCACTGTGCGGCCACTGTTCAGATCCGAAGATACAACCGCCTTGAATCGTAGTGCCATTGAAACGTAGGCGTGTGGCGGCAACTACGTCAATTGCGTTAGTGTACGTACCCCCAGCCGTAGCGTCCTGACCGATGAATCCACCAGTCACAATGATGTCAGATACGACCGCCCCAGTACTGTTCAATGGGCCGCCACCAATAAGATCATTACCACATTTACCAATGATGTCTGGATGGTTAATGAAGATACGCTGTGTTGTGACGCTCCCCGACGCTGAGTGGAATATACCGAACCCACCACAGTTCACAAGGCGTGGGTTATTAAAAACGATATCATTCGCGCCGACGCCCGTGCTGTCCCCCACCTGCACTGCCTTATCCGTAGTGGCGTGAGCTGACGCATCCAAGTAGAGGCCAGATATAATAATGTTACCCTGTCCCAACATGACAACACTCTTACCAGCAGCAAGTGTTATCTTCGCACCACGCTCGAACTCAACGTCTACATTACTGAGGAAACGTATATGATCTGAAGGAGTATAGTTAGCGGCACGAACTGTGACCTTACCTCCGCCTGCGGCACTCACTGAAGAAATCGCACTATTGATCGTCGAATAGTCACTGGCATTCGACAGGATAAAGTTTGCATTACTAAGACCTACTGTCGCGGTCACAGTAGGCGGGCTTGGCCTTCGGGTTATCTTCATGCCCATAGTTAGACCGAAGGTAGCAGCTTTCTTCTTAACAAACGTGCGATGAAGGCATGCCCAGCAGAGTTCGGATGTATGTTGTCCGAGTTAAGAAGGTCAAGCGGGTCGTGTGTAGTGTCGTTTACTAGTGGGAAGAACCCAGATATATCGACGTAGAAGACGCCATTGTTCTCGTTAGCCAGCTCTTTTAGCTTCGTGGCGTATTGAGGGTAAAGATAGACCGTGCCAAAGCCAACCTGGTCGCTACGTTTGTAGCTGTTTACGAGATAAATATCGGGTTTTGTTGAACTTAGGTTAACCCAAGCCTTCCGCATAAGTGAGTAGACATTTGACTTGAAGGTACTTGGGTCTACGCTGCCGCTGAAGTCATTAGAGCCCAACATAATCACAACAGCATGGATGTTTAGTGTTGCTGCCCGCGTCCAGTGTGTGTCTGTTGCGAGGAAGTCGGATGCTACTGTACTCCCCTTACCGTCATTGTAAACTCGAATGCCAGTTGAGCCATCCCCATTATGAACATAGACTCCATTAATGATGCAGGCGTTTGTGGCTTGAATCGCGAGTGCATGTGAACCCATTGCAAGACCAGATACAGTCTCTGTACCATCGTGCCTATTCGCAGAACCAGAGGTACTCGGTGTGATCGTGACCGGTGACCCGCCATCGACCGTATAGGTAAAACTACCTTGTCCTGGGCCCTGGACGTAGTGAATATCGAATCCAGTGCAGTTCGTAAATGTCTGGGATAACGTTGCGCTTGCAGAAAGCGAAAACGAATCTAATCCTAAGCCATCAGTATTGTGAGAAACTGTTCCAGTTGTTGACCAGCCACTGTCCCCCGCTCTAACGTGGTAACCGCCTATCACGGTCGGAGCGTTAAATTCATTATGCAGGAGTGCACCGAGTACATCCGTATATCGTTCCTCAAGTGCGCTCGCGCCGCTTCCAGCTGTCGTGCTAGAGCCTATAAACAGCCACCCTGACTTTATCGTCTGAGCGTTAGATGCAGCAGCCTGGGCTGTCGTAGGAGCTGCCCACAGTCGATTAGGGTTGCCGAATGGACTTGTGATGTATGTACCACCAGTAATCGTTCCGTTGTTGCCTGCGCCACCCTGGTCTGTTGCTGTGGTGCCAGTTCGTTCGTTAAAGTCATATATAAAGAGCGCACCGGAAGGATACGACATGTCTCTGAATATGCTTTTAAGCTCACTTGCATCCAAAACCCGGTCGTACAGGAAGGCGTGGTCAATTGCGCCGTTAAGGCTGGCCGACGTGGTGTCTCGGGCGGCTAGATAGCTGCCAATCGTACCGTCTGCGGTGCGGGCGGCAACCGTCAGAGTGTCAGTCAGGACGTTGTTCTTGTAGACTTTTACTGTCGTGGCACCATCGTAGGTCAAGACCAGCCACATCTGACCAAAGCAATAAGTATTGTTGGCGGTAATCTGCGTACTGCCGTAAAAGAACGTCAGCTTCTTGTTTGCTGCGTCCAAACGGAGGTGGTATCCCTTATTGTTACCACTTGAATACCCATATCCCCACAGACGACCGTCATCGCTGAGCGCATTGTTATAAAAATCAACCCACACGCCAAATGTAAACGGCTTCCCGTCCAAATACGTCTTGACTCCTAGCGATACATAACTTCCGCTTGTTCCAGGAAACTGTAATGCGTAGCGAAGGTCATTCGCTGGTAGGCGACCACCTAAATCATAATAGCTCTTTGTAGCAGCATCCTGGTCATTCTCAGGATTGGGAACATTAGTAAATGTACGCGCACGGCGTACATCAATCGACATACACCCTCACAGTTGCCTTGAGGCTTGTTGGGTTTGTTACCCAAGTTGGTGTTACCCACTTGATCTCAAAGTAGTCCGTCGTCTGCACTGCAACTGATAGGTTATTAACAGAGAAGACAGTGTTTGCTGCATCATTCGTCACGACAGAACTAATCGTGGTGTCCGTGGTGTTATTCAGCCTGAGGCTGACCGTAGATGTCTCATTTGAACCAGCTGTTTGGTGAAAGGTTATCTGAATCGAACGGACAGTGCCAGATCGTGGAAAATACAAACGTTGTGTATCTGCGGACGTCTGCATTGCGAGGATAGGCACGTCACCGAAGTAATACGTTGTCGCGTCGGCTGGAGTAGTCGTATTACACGACCCCATAAGGACGTAGCCAATTCTGGAGCGGGCGACATCCATTCTCATTAGACTAAGTAGGTGTACGTGACACCATCTCCATTTACGGTCGAGTCGAGATAGACCTCACTCAAGTCGACGTTCTCAAGAATTGTCGAATCACCCGCAGCGAGCGGGATACCTCGACGCGTAGCAAGAGCCGCAACGACGGTGCTGGAGCCTACAACGATGGTTCCTGTGTTATCTGTTTCAGCAGTGATAGCGATAGAAGTGACAGGCGTGCTCGTAGCCGCTATGGCTACGGCTGTACCGGCTGTTGTGACGACCTTACGACCATCCGTCGGGGATAGTGCACTGGTTGCGGTCGTTTCGCTACCAGCAACAATAACGTACTGTTCACCAGTATCTTTAATGCGGCGTCCACCGCTCGTGACGTCAGTCATTACCTGACTCTCTTCATAGATTGGATTGTGCTCACGGGTAAACCGGACGCCAACCCCAAGTTACTCAAATTATACCAGAATAAAGCAGCCCCATAAAGAGGCTGCGACACTAACACTTCTTTGATTTCTTTGATGACTTTTTCTTAGCCATTACTTCTTGCCCTTTTTAGCGGGCTTCTTCTTGGGGCCGTATTCGCCCATTTCTTCCATTTTGCCTTTCATGGGCATTTTACCCTTCATAGGCATAGACTTCTTGTTCATAGAACTCCTTAGTGGGGCGCTATAAAGCCGCGCCCCAGGCTTTAGCTAAGCTTCGCGAAGCCAGTCACCCTTGGATCGAGTGACAATGCCACCATCGGTAGCACCAGTGTTCGAGATAGTGATCTCGTCACCAACCTGACCAGCAGTGCTGTCAGTGTAGAGGTACTTACCATCCGATGCCGTACCACTGACGTTGAAGCCAGCGACAGTGTCGGATGCGTTCGGGTCAACCTTAGGATAGGCTGGAGCGATCACTGCGCCAGCTGGGCCATTGGTCTCGCGTACACCACCGTCACGGACAGTCCAGGTACCGACGGTTGCGGTAGCGGGTAGCGTCACGGTGACACCGGCAACAGTTACGTTTTGTACAATACCACTATCTGCAGCTGCAAGGGTCTTAGCTTCTGTCACATCGACAGCGTAGCGACCGTCTGGCAGGCGATAGCGGGTGGAAAATGCAGGGTTAGCCATTATTTGCCTTCTTTCTCGTTAGTTGGTTCTTGTGCCTTTGGTGGTCGTCCACGTCGAGGCTGTTCTTGTTCAGCGTTTTCCTTAGCGAGCTGTGCGTCATCCTTCGCTTTGATTTCAGCAATAGATGGAACGTCGTCAACACGCTTAAAACCGAGGCGTACAAAGGCATCAGCCTGAGCTACGGCGCGACGACCTGGATAACAGGTGACTTCTGCGCCGGTCTCTGGGTGACGGTATACGCCTGGGCGATTACGCTTTTCAGATACTTCAGGGGATTGTCCTTTAGGTAGATTGTCCATTCAAAACTCCTTAAGCGGTCTTGTGCAGGCGAATTGCAACACCCTTGTTAGCAGGGATGAAGGCGTCGTAGTAGCGGCGACCTTCTGCAACAGCACCGTCGATACCGCGCTGGTCGGTAAGAACACGAATCATGTTGAACTTAGTTGGGCTCACCAAAACCTTGCGGCTGACCATCAGGTAACCAGTGTTAGCTGGGAGGTATGAGCTAGGAACTTCCTTGAGGGTCACACCGTCGATCTTACCGAGCGTACCAGTCTTAGCGTCTGCGTAGCTGAGGTCACAGTCTTTTGAGAACTCTGGGTCACGCTTCAGCAGGTTGTAGTTAGTGGCGCTCAAGTAACATACGATGTCCTCACGGCCTACTTCAGCGTCAACCAGAGCTGCGACCTGAGTCAGAAACTTCTGGTATGCGTCAGTAGATGCAAGAGCACTCGTAGCGGCTTGGCTGTTAGCTACGGCGTAGGCAGCAAGCACACTCAGGCGATAGACATCAGTGTTCGGAATAGAAACTTCGCGAACCTGGCGCTTAACAGCCTTGTTGGCTTCCTGAACCATCATCGAGTCTTCGAGGTTACCACGGTCGACGGTGAAGGTGAACGACTTGTCCTGCGACAGAGTAAATGTCTGCTCGCCGGTACCAAGCTCGACCAGCGCGCCGAAGCGGTTTTCACCGTCTCGTACGTAGTCGACTTCGTCCACAACATCGACAGTGTAGATAGTGACTGAGTTCTTACCGTTAAATTCGACGCGAACGTCGCTGTTATTAATGATGTCTTGGGTGACCGAGTCAAGGTAGAACCGTTCGTCGATCACATCAAGATGTGAAGATGCGTAATACTGAGACAAGGGGCTATCCTTCTTTCTTATTCAGCCCACAGCTCCATAATTGGGTCGGCCTTCTTAGGGGTCGTCGCACTTGTCGTTGCGGCTCCAGGAACTGCAGAAGCTGTTTGCTTATTTGCTAGTTGCTGGAGTGCTTGTTGGCCGCCTTGTGCTTTGATACTGTCTGCATTACTACCGACAGCCATTGCATAGAGATCATCAACGCTCAGCGCACCACTATTAACCATTTGCCGAAGAACAGGACGTTCTGTTACCAGTTTCGCCATAGATTCCTCGTGCTGTTTGGCTTCGGGGTTGCGCATAAAGAAGTTTGTAACCTGTTGCTGTGTCTCCAATGCAGCGACACGAGCGAGAGCGATTTCTGCAGCGTCATGCTGTCCAGAAGCGGCCGCTTCGTTAATTTGCTGTTGGTTAGCACCAGAGATGGTCTTCTCTAGTTGTGATGCCTCCTGAGTCTTTTGGTGCATGTTCCGTTCTGCATTCCGATACATATCAGCTAGTTTGCTGACTGCCTGCGGATCAGTCGGATCAATTCCCTTGTTCTTTAACCACTCCGAGTTATCGCCTTGTGACGGCTCAGGGAGGTTGCTAGACTCCGTTGCGGTGGTTTCTTGCGGTTGTTCCGCTACCTGCGTCTGTTCGTCGGGTTGTGCCTGTGCGCCCTCGTCTACAGCTGGGGTAGTTGTGGTTTCTTCCATAAAACCTACACTCCTAATTGTTAAATCCGCCCGTGTATGCAGCGCTCGTCCGTTGGGGTTGGTGGGGAGTTCTACTCCCTAGGAAATTCCATATAAATGATGTATTCCTAAGCGCTGCATAATACGGATTGACTTGGGGTAATTGGCCCCTCTTAGCAGTTAGCGGGCGGATTTTTGGTAAATCCCTAACTGCTAAGAGCGACTAACTATCCTTCTTGTCGAAATATCCTTGCTCTAAAAGTGCAACGTCAGCAGTGAACCAGCTAATAACCTCTGCGATACCTGCGGCACGTTCTGTGTGGTAGGCCTTTCGCCAAGGCTCGAGCTTCTCATCTTCTGCTTTCTGGTGATGTTGTCCGTGCATTAAAGTGATCGCTTCACTGACCTTCTGACCGAAGTCAGAATTGAGAAATGCTTGCTTTTGTATGGCTAGCTCTTTGACGTCATCCATTCATCGCTCCTTGTACGTTTGGTTGCGGCGCAGCAGGCGTGGGCTGGCTAACCGGCTCCCCAGGCATCCCACTAGACATCGGTGGTTGACCTCCCATACCCTGAGGTTGCTGTTGATCTTCCTGGCCGATAATGCGGTCAAGCTCTGTCTCATCAAGGTCAACGATCTTGGGTAGCAGAATCTTCTTTGTCTGGTAGAGGTTATTTGTTGGGTCTTGAATAAGTAACTCGTAGGCCTGCAGCGCATCGCTTTGTTCACGCTGACGGGATGATTTAACAGACGCCTCAAGGCGAACGCTTGGCTCATAGTCTTCACTAAATTGCTTAGGGTCAAATCGATAGAATTTCGGGCCATCTGGCGTCATAGTTGGGATGCTGGTAGGGGCAGTAATAAAGCGGCGCATCATGCCGTAGACGATCTTCGCCCGCTGGTAGAGAAGTTCGCGTTCGAGCATGCGCACATAAATCTCGAATCTCTGACCGGCTTGGTTAAGCTGAGCTCTAATTTCGGTTGCTGTTGACTGTTGGTCATTTACAACGCCCTTAACAATCTGGTCAGCCCCAGTAGCCTCACGGATCTCGTTCTTGATGTTTAGACGTTCACTAAAGGCATTAGCCGGAATGGCGTCTTTACGGATAGGCTGGAGTGAACCAGGCGTAAAGGGATACGTTGCGCCAAAAGCATTCGTGATCTTTGGTAGCCAAGACGCATACTTAGGGTCTAGCTCCTTTTGCGGATTCAGCGCATCTGTTACGGCGTCGACAGACTGGTTAGTCATGTCGTTTAAAAGCTCCTGAGGCTTCGCAATAACTTCAATGATCGACTTGCCATAAATGAGCGACTCATCTGCGATAAAACGTCCCACGCCGACAGGGATAATACCTTGAGGGTTCTTGTCTCCAATTAATCGGGCCTGAGCCTTGTAGATGTTCTCCCGATCTTCAATAACGACGTCTCGGTTTACCATCGTGACTTGGCGATCACCACTAAAGATCTCTACACACTCGACAAGCTTGGAGTCGTCCTCGTTAATAGCTCCAAGAATCAGTTCCTTATTTTTCTTGTCGGTCTGTCTGTCGCCGCTTCCACCGCCAATGGCCTTTACTTTGTCCAAGTTCTTGTAGCGTGGCTCAAACTCACCAGTCTCAGGGTTTAATATCGTTACAGCCTTCAGACTATCCTTGGTCGTAAGGAAACGACGCCCAGCGTATGTATCATCCGGGTTGATGATGAGCTGCATCGGGTCAACGAGGTTAGGGTCGATGATAAGGTCACGGACTGCCAGGTTAATGATTCGAGGCTTGTCGATGTCCCAATAAATATATTCGGCCATCGTACCTGTAATAAACCCAGCGTTGATCGACTTAATAGTCTTGACGTCCCAGTTATCGCAGTCCCAGTAGTAATCGTATTGGGCGTTGAGAGCCTTCAGGTTAGGCTTTTCGCCTGTCATGGCATAGACTGCCGCATACTGCCAGACGTCCTGCGGTACAAAGTCTGTAGAAGGCCTACCCGATGCAAGAGCCGAGGTAAGTGTCTGAACAGTCGAATAGGTCATTGGCACGAAGGTATCAGTAATACCAACGTAGCTCTCATATACGCGCTTGTTGTTGTAGAGCTTCCAGTTGTTTTCCCACTGGTCGTGCTGAGTTAGGGAATAATTCCATGAGGCGTCCAGACGCTCTTTGCACCACTTCAAAGGTTCAGACTGACGAGCCTTAGTTTTGGTGCTGTTTGCTTTAGATTTAGAATTAGCCACTGACGTATAGAGTTTAGAGATTAAATCTCGACGCTCTGTTTGTCAGTGGCTGTCTTGCGCTGAATTATACCAGTTTTATTGGTGTTTGTCTAAACTACACCTCTTTCGCGCTTCTACCCTTAGGGTATTTCTTATAAACACGGTTGATCTCGCCGAACCAATATTCCATATAAAACGCAAAGGCCTCTTCATTATCATAGGTTATGGGGATATCCGTCTTATTAAATGTAGCCATTACTAGATGAGATAACTCATGGACTAACACACTTGAGCTGAATTTCGGCATCCATATAATAGTATAGTTCCGGTCACTATTGTCGTAGCTCAGTCTAACGTTTATGCCAGCTGGGCGCATGTCCTCTACCTCATCAACGTACTTGTAGTTTTCTTTCCGTAGCGCCTCAAGAAGCTCATCAAATGGCCCAATCATAAGTACGACCCAGCGTTTATACACCTTCTCCTGGAAGTTCCATTCACGCATTACTGCTCGCACATACTTGACATGATTTATAAAATCCCAGCTTTTTGATAACAAATATGTATACTATACAATGTTTTTATCTTGAACGCGTCAATAGGTAGACTACCTGCACCGTTGCCTTAGCCGAGGAGTAGTAGCATTAAGATTGTTAGGACTACGTGCTGCCCGAACCAGTGCCACAACTCAACTGCTGGCTGCCAATTAAATGACTGCATAATCGCGGTAAGAATCCAAACTAGTAACATCACACCCCCTTTATATCTTTAATGTTTTCTGCGTATCATTCGCTTCTGGCAACTCTGGAACCGACCGTTGCGGCATGTGCGCGGCAAGGTAAACGATTGGGTCTTCGGCTATGACCATTTGTTGGAGGTGCATCTGCCACGCAGGAAGTTCATACTCTCGACGGCTCTCTCCAGACTTGCCGGGATGTGCCGTCCACCAAAGCTCTTCACTCCACAGCGCCTTAGCGAAGTCGTGGTTGAAGATGAATTTTAAATAGTTAATATCATCTTCTAGTCGCACCGCCCACGGGCCGAGGTTATACCAATTCAATATGTCATCGACTCGCCATTTCCTGGAAACATCCATTGTAGGTGACCAGCCAGCATCAATAGCCTTCTGTATGGCTTTCTCTAGTACTTCTGATTTATTCATCACTCACCTTGATTCTCCCGTTCTACTAACCAGTCCATAAACCCTACAAAGCTTGGTGTTGTAGTCTTAGGTGTCGATGGATAGTCCACGATAGAGCCCCCTTCTCCGATCCTGGGATCGTTGCGCCACCCGTCCACAATCGGCTGTGCGTTATGGTACAGCACCAGATCTGACGCATACTTTTCAGCCGCTGTTTTGTTGCTCTCATCTATCTGACCAGAGTAGGACTTCCATAGGTCAACAAGCTCCCTAACATCACTCATATACACTCCATCTCTTTACTACTCGCTTAACTAATCCATCTTGCTCTTTTAAAGAAATCCCAGGGTCGTGCAGCTCACCCTTGCTCCGTGCTTCTAGCATTTGTTTGAACATATCTATAATCTCGTTGTCCCGCTCCACCTTGACTGACTGAGTGAAGATCAGAACAGTGCGCACTTCCTTACCAGCGCTGAACTGGGACTCACGCGAGACTGTGCCGTACTCAATCATAATAGTTGTCCCACTGTATAGATGATTGGGTAGTCACAGACAGGACATACGGCTGGCTCCCCGCTCTCAGGAAGACCAAATCCTATGTCCTCAAACTGGTCAGCCTCTACAGGGTCACCGCTATTAATGTCCTTGGCCGTAATATAGATTGCATTGTTACACTTTGCACATTTGATCTCTGTCCCTTTTTTGATCATACCCAACCTCCTTGTCTTTGTGCCCGCTGTTGAATCCAATCAGGAACGTGCGGCTCTGCGTTATCTGTCGGCTTCTGAACTAATTGTGGCTGATATGCCTCTGAGTCGCTTGCATCGTCATTTGCAGCCTTAGGGAATAATTTAAGCTCATCTTCTAGCACTTCACACATATTTTGCCCATGTCGTACAATATGATAAATCCCGCCGTGCTCGTATCTCGGCACAAGGGCTTCAATACGTAGCTCCTTCTGTGTGCCGCCATGCTTAAGTAACTGAATGTTCAAATATACCCCCCTCTTTTCCATTTCGTCTTCAATACTCAGCATTAGACCTTGTGTGAACTGGTTGTCCTCAATACCAATCGCGTGAAGATTGTACCGAGACCAGTTAGTAAACATCAAATCAATGAGGTCAGTGGCAGATAGCTTCTTGCGATCGCTAATGATGTTCCACTTGTTCTGATTGTCTACAAAGTTAACTGTATAACCCACGTAGTCGGAGCCTAGCTGAACATCCTTCTTACCACGCGGGTCAATGGTCATGACATTGTAGGTATTCATGGCCCGCACGTCATCATATTCCCGGTACTTAAACCAAGTCTGCTTAAACTTCCGATTCTCTTCGTCTACTGGAGTTTGTTGGTAAAGGGCCGAGAACTCATAAGAACCCATTGTGGTCTTCATAGTGAGTAGCTTCTCAATAGGGAACTTCTTGGGCCACAACGCTTCACCTTCCTTGCGATGCTCCTCGTCTTCTGTAGCGATGGCTTTGTACTCTATGATCTCCCAATCGTCATATGGCTCGCCTTTAGCCTTAGCCTCTCTAGCATCACGTAGAACGCGTCCAGCTAGGTCATCTTCATGCCAACGAGTCAGGATAAAGACAATCATAGAGTTACCCTCTTGGCGTGTGTAGAACGTGGACTGATACCACTTGTAACGTGAGTCACGTACTACGGCGCTGTCTGCCTCCTCACGGTTCTTGAACGGGTCATCGATAATACCAATCTTGAAACCTTTACCTGTCAGTGCACCACCGACACCAACAGCCGTATAGCCACCATTCTCTTCTGTCTTCCATTTGCCCTTAGCGGTCGTATCAGCACGCAGGCGGGTATTGAACATAGCCTTGTAGTTATCAGACCTCATAATGTCCCGAGTGCTCTGACCGAAATCAGTAGCCAGCTCATCAGAATACGAAGCCGTCATAATAGGAATCTTTGGGTTTTTGCCAAGCACCCATGATGGAAACTTTTGTGTTGACTCATCTGACTTACCATGACGGGGTGGCATAAAGATCATGATGCGCACGTTCTCGCCATTCATCATTCGGTGATAGCCATTCCCGAGTTTTGCTGCTATCTCATCGTGAAACCACTCCAACTCATAATTTTGGTCAATAGCAATACAGTACTCAGCAAAGGTACCGTTCTCAGCAATCTCCCTAAGAATCGCTGCGGTTTGCTCTTGCTCGGATAAGCTGATCTGCTTGTTCTGCACTTAAAGATACCCCAATATCTTTACCGTTTGATGTTAGGTCGGTGGCTTGTTTCTCTACGTAGTTGTGTTTACCAGATAAAATCAGCTTGGCAATCGTAGGATTGTACCGGCCAGCGAGACTATTCTGTATCAGTTTCTCAGCTTGTGCAGCTCGTAAGTTCTGGACGATGCCGGAAAATTGTTTCCTAAGTTCTATATCGTTAGACTCTTCTGCGCCAACTTCATCAGAAGTTTTGTACTCCGGCACTTTTTCCCAATCGTATATCGTGTCACGATTGATATTTAACTTAAGCGCTAAACCTTCGATAGTCGGCAATAGTGTCTGCACACCCATATTTTGCGTATCTTCTATATACGCCTGCGCAAGCTCAATGAGCTCTGGACTAAGTTTAGTTGGACGCCCAGCTGGCACTAGAACTCCTCGTAGCTTTCTATTGAATCTGCAACGCTGTGACCCTGGAAGTTAGTAGCTCTGAATAGCTTGCTAATAGCTTCTCGCTTGAGTACTTGTTTCTTTCCCGGAGGAGCAACCCAGCTAAGAACGCGGGCAACGTCTTCAGTAGTGGACAGTTTGACGCCTTCGAACTCTTTCAGCACATCTTCTAAGGTAAGATCTTCCTTGATCTTCTCGTCAGCCTCTTTAAGAGAGACAAGCTCAGTAGGCTCCACAATACAAATCTTCTTGGACTTATTGAGGCGTGTGATCCGATAGTGTTTGATCTGGCCGTCTTGCTTGAACCCTAGCACCTTGCCCTTTTTGGCATCAGCAAAGAACTGTGGTTTCATCTGGTCAGAGATATCTATTTTAGTGCCCATTTGCCTTTATTATACATCATTGTGAAAAATGAATGTGAAAAGATTATAATGGAGCTAGTACCTTTACAGGCGCAGGCAAGTTTAGTTTAGAAGGAGTTTAGTATGAGTGGAGCAAAAGTTGAAGCAAAAGTTTCGTATGGGAGAAAGCTGGTTAGCACCAATAACGGTGACCTACCAGAAGGCGTGAGTAGTGTATTTGTACTTGTATCACACCAGGAGTTAGACACCCTAGTTGGCCGTCTTATGCAGCTGTGTGACCTTACAGGCGATACTGAGCAGCGCAAGGCCCTGAAGGATGAGATCAAGCACCGATCGCGTGATTGGCTCGATGACCTATATGAGCAATCAGGCTATGACAAATGGTCTGGCGTCCAACCCGGCGCACAGGTAGTCGAAGGATAAATAATTAACCGCTTGCCTGCGGTTGCAAGAGTACTTGACATTACATAATGCTTATGCTAGTATGAGTACATCAGTTAGTTACGAATGCATACGATAAGTAACTGATATGCGAGCT